ATGGATATCTCTTGTATGTGGAAGAAAATGAAGCATACGGGCAGGATTGCAAGAAAGGACAATGTGAACAATGAAAATTGGTATTTTGGATATCGACACCAAAAGAGAAACTAATAATCTTGGCAGGCGCGAGAGATATCCAAATATCGCATGCGGTAAAATTTACGGATATCACAAGCTAAATGGAGATGAAATTTTTTATCCATACAACAACGAAAAAGTGGATAAGCTTTATATATCAACTATTTTTACGAATACAAGACCAATGATTAAGCGAATGATGCCATTATGGGAACAAAGAGCCAAAGAGATTATAATAGGTGGAACTGGATGGGATGACTACACAAAAGCACCTTATACAGTCACAGAATTGCCGCCAGAAATAGCCACTATATCTCATGTTCCTTGGACTTATGAAATGTATAACATTGATTATGGGATTGGATTTACAACACGAGGTTGTCACGTAGGTTGCGCCTTTTGTGTGGTACCTAAAAAAGAAGGATTGCAAGAATATAGAGAAATGCAAGTAAAGGATTTAATCAATCCAAGAAGCAATCATTTGATACTTATGAATAACAACTCATTTGCCCATCGAGATTTCATGAATGATGTTGAGCAAATAAAATTCCATAATCTTTCAATTCATTGGGACCAAGCGAATGACATCACATTAGTTACTCCAGAAATAGCAAAAGCATTAAAAAGCGTTAACTATCGCGGATACAATCCCAACAAAAAACAATTATTCTTTGCATTTGATTTAATAACAAAAAAGAAGATTGACCAAGAAACAGGCGGAACAGTTACATATGATATGATGAAAATCGTTCCAGAAAAAGTTAAGTTATTGCAGGGAGTAGATGGAAACGGAAAACAGCAATCATTTCATGTAAGAGCGATGCGTGATTGGATTCATTCAGGATTATATCGTAAAACTGATTTTAAAGACTTTACCAGACGTGAAGAACATAGAATTCAAAGAGAGAAAAAAGAAAGTCAACTAACATTATTTTGAGGTGATTAAATGAACTGGAATCAAGCAACTGATGAACAGTTAAAAGAAATCATATTTAATGACAACGAATGCGAGCTTAAATATAAATGGCAAGCACTTCACGAAATGAGGCGAAGGAATGGACAAAATAAACCCAAATCATTATAAGTTTGGCGGCATAGAAACCATCGACTACATCGCGGCAAAGATGACACCAGAAGCCTTTGAAGGATACTTGCAAGGGAATGTCATTAAATATATAAGCCGATACAATGAAAAGAATGGGATTGAAGATTTACATAAGGCAGAATGGTATTTATGCAGATTAATCGCAGTCAAGGAGTCGATGAAATGAAAGAAACTGAAAAGATGATGTTTTTAATACAAGAAATAAGAAAGATGAAAACAAGTATACAAGAATCGATTGAACAAATAGCATATTTAAGAGGGAAGTTATCAGCTTATGAACATGCGTTTGAAGAAATGTTTGAATCAGAAAAGGAGATTAAACAATGAAAGATTATCATATGTATTTCAGCATTATATCGGAGCCACTAGAAAGCCAATTGAATAAACAAGGATATACATTGGGAGAGAATCACGAACGTTATGACACGATGCTTAAACATATATTTGCCTTCCACATGAATGGAATATTAACAAAGGGCGAAACCGATAGAGCATTGGAAAGATACAATAAATTTATTAGAGGAATAGCAAAGGAGATGAAACAATGAATGACATATTAAAAGCGATTATAGCAGGATTAGGATTCGGATTACTTTTTTCCGCCGCTTATTTTATTGGATGGTGGACATTATGAAATTGACAGAAAAGCAAAAAGCAGTAATGGAGCAATTTAGAAATACTACATCATCCTCAGAAGTTAAAAAGTCTTTGAATTGGAGTCATCGAGAAGCGGAGAATGTTATATATGTATTGTTTTTAAAAGCGATATTAAAAAGGATTAGAAAAGGTCATTATATTATTAACCATGGCGAAGCTAAGGATATTACAGTTAATTTTAAACCGCTAGAAATTAAAGAACTTGGAAAGTTTGACCAGATACCAGATAACTTATGGCAATACATTTGGAACAATCGGAAAAGGAGATGTTCAGAATTAAAACAGATAACAGGAATACCGCGATTCTACATCCGGCAATACATTTACGGCAGGATGTTGGAAGAGTTCCCGAGGCACCGCGAGTATTAAGCGGGGAGTATCTTGGAGCAAGTGAAATTAATATCATTATGACACAGCGAAACCGCTCAACTTATAATCTTGCACAAGAAAAAGTAGGAATAATTCCACGCAAGGAAGTTGACAACATGTATACCAGATACGGAAACGAGATGGAGCCGCATATCATTAACGAGATTGAAAAGAAAGGATACAGCTTCATGACCGCTAAACAGCGATGCCATGATTACAAGTTAAGCGGTGTACTAGATGGGATTGACTATGAACGCAACATCATCTTGGAGGTGAAAACCTTTACTTACATCCCAGATATGCAAAGTTATTTAAATCAGATTCATGTTTATTTTCACATTTTTAAAATGGAAAAAGCTATATTAGCATTATACCAACGCAATGAGCATTTTGACCCAAAAACAATAGAATTGTATAATATAAGTATCGATAGGGAACGCCTGCATGATATTTTAATCGCAGTTCGAACATTTTGGAAAAAATGCGAAATTTTACGGAATAATCCAGAAATGAAAAAGAAGAAATTTGACGCATTGGAGGCGAAAGCATGAAACCTTATGAGCAATTAGCTAATGAAATAATCATCACAGCAGTTGATGAATATAAATCATGCTTAAAAGCACTAAAAAAAGACAAAGATAATAAAACGCTCCGAAACTTTCGAATCAAGACAGAACAATTTTTTTATAGCGAATGGTTTAATAATTTAACTAACGTCAATCCTAAATATTTAATTAAAAAGATAAAGGAGAAAATATGATACTCTTAGACAAGAAAATGTTAATAAACTTTTTAAGAGATTTGCAGGAATCAGGATATGACATAAATACGATACATCAAGTTTTAAAAGAAGTTTATGACGGTACATTTGATGAACATGACCCAAGATTGATTAATAAGCGGATGCAGATATTCGAAAGAATCTCCATCGAACGCGAGCGGCAAGATGAATTGCATGAATTTCCTCATCATATTAGATTGGCGGTATTGATGGAAGAAGTCGGAGAAGTAGCCAAGGAATTGCAAGAGGAAGAACAATATAAGAATGTTATTAACTTATATATAGAGCTAATACAAACGGCGGCGGTGTGTGTAAGATGGATTGAGGAAATTGGCAAGGAGTTGAAACAATGAACATCATCTATAAACCAATCAGCGAGTTAATACCATATGTAAACAATCCACGCAAAAACGATAAAGCAGTCGATGCAGTAGCGTCATCTATTAAAAATTTCGGATTTAAGAATCCTATTATTATCGATGGCAACAATGAAATCGTGGCAGGACATACCAGATTAAAAGCGGCGAAGAAATTAGGTATAGCAAGCGTTCCTTGCATAATCGCGGATGATTTGACACCAAGCCAAATAAAGGCTTTTAGGATAGCCGATAATAGAGTAAGTGAACAAAGTCATTGGGATTTAGATTTATTAGCAATAGAACTAGACGGATTAAATGAATTTACGGGATTTGATGAAAATAGTTTTAAAATGGAATTAAAAAAAGCAGAAGAAGATGAATTTAATGCTGAATTAACAGATTCAGTTGTAAAGTTAGGAGATATATGGGAATTAGGCAATCATCGTTTAATGTGTGGAGATAGTACAAATTCCAAAGATGTTTCAAAGTTGATGATAAATAAAGCTAGAATATTGTTCACTAGCCCGCCTTATTCAGATATAAGAGATTATAATGGAGAAAAAGACCTTTCCATTAAAAATTTAATAAAATTCATCGAATGTTACAAAAAATACACTGATTATCAAATTATTAATCTTGGAATACAAAGAAAAAACCATGAATTAATAGAATATTGGAATGATTATATAGAAAAATCAAAAGAAGTAGGATATAAATTTTTATCTTGGAATGTATGGAACAAAATAGAAAGCGGGAGTATTGGACAATCAAGTGCAATGTTTGCAATAAATCACGAATGGATATTCGTATTTGGAATTGATTCCTATGAATTAAATTTAACTGTAGAAAAAAAGAAAGAAAGCATTAAAAAAGGTGGATTGAGAACAGTTAGACAAAAAGACGGAAGCACTAAATACAGTAGTAAAGGCGATACAATGAAAAAATTTAAAAAGATGATGACAGTACAAACAATTTTATACGAACTAGGAGAAAATAGAAAAAATCATCCTGCTCCATTTCCGATTGAATTGCCATTTGAATATATACAAGCGATGACTGATGAAAATGATATAATCATAGAGCCATTTGCAGGTTCAGGAACTACTATATTGGCTTCTGAACAATTAAACAGAAGATGCTATGCGATGGAGTTAGACGAAAAATTTTGTGATGTTATTATAAGAAGATGGGAGCAATACACAGGAAAGAAGGCGATAAAATGCGAAAGCTAGGCAGACCTAAAAAAGAAATTGACTTCGAAGCATTGGAAAAGTTATGCATGATACAATGCACAGGCGAAGAAATAGCAGATTATTTTAATATTAAACAATATTATAAAAGTGAGAATAACAGATGATTGAATATGAGATTAGCCGCGGAAAGTTTAATGCGGCTTATTTACCTTATATAGACGATACTACACCACTACAAATATTTTTCGGTGGGAGTGCATCAGGAAAGAGTTATTTCCTCGCACAGCGCACTATAATAGATGTGGTAGCTAATCAGCGGAATTATCTCATATGTCGAAAGACCGCCAGAACAATAAAACGAAGCGTAATGAATGAATTGATTAAAGCAATCGATAATTTGAAGATGAATAATCTATTCGAGCTTAACAAATCAGACAATTCATTGACATGCAAGAACGGATGCCAGATACTCACCGCGGGATTGGATGACACAGAAAAAATAAAGTCAATTACACCATCGCAAGGAGTCATCACCGATATATGGATAGAGGAAGCTACGGAAGTTGAATATGAGGATGTTCAGCAGTTAAAGAAACGTTTGCGCGGAGAATCAAAGTTAACTAAAAGGTTTATTATGTCATTTAATCCTATTTATCAAACACATTGGTTATTTAAAGAGTATTTTCAAACTTTTGAAGGGACATTTTTTAAAAATGATGATATGATGATATTAAAGACTACTTATAAAGATAATCGATTTTTAACACAACAAGATATATTTAATATGGAAAACGAAAAAGATGAATATTATTACAATGTTTATACTTTGGGTAATTGGGGAGTTTTAGGTAGAACAATATTCAAAAATTATGTAGTTGAAGAATTTGATTATTCAACATTCGATAATTACTATAATGGATTGGATTTCGGATTTGCAACAGACCCTTCCGCATTGATAAGGATACATTATGACAAAAACAATAAAATAATTTATATTATAGATGAGTTTGCGGAATTAGAAATGACTAATGACATGTTAGCGGAGAGAATAAGGGAGATAATCGGCAATGAATACATCACATGTGACAGCGCAGACCCAAAAAGCATAAGAGAGTTGCAAGCATTAGGAATAAAAGCAAAAGCGGCAATAAAAGGTAAAAACTCAGTAAATCAAGGGATTGAATGGCTTAAAAAGCAAAAAATAGTTATACATCCAAAATGTATGCATTTCAAGAAAGAAATAGAAATTTATCAATACAAAATGGATAGAAACGGCTTCTATATCAATCAACCTGTCGATAGAGATAATCACTTGATAGATGCGTTAAGATATGCCATAGAAGATTTTTTTGCAGATAAAGCAATTTTATTTTAGGGGTGATTATGTGGCTTTTTGGGACAGATTTTTACGCAAACAGAAGTATCAATATGTGAGCGAAGGGAACTACGGTCAACCTTATTGGACGATTCAGAAGGATAAACAGTATATAACAGAAGCTTATAATAAGGTTGTTTGGGTTTATGCTTGCGTTACTCAAATTGCTTCAGCAACATCAAGCGTTCCATGGTTATTATATAGACGTGGGCGCGGTGGAAGGAACATTGAAATAGAACAACATCCTATCCTTGACATGCTTAATCTTAAAGCTAACAGCTTTATGAGTGGCAGGGATTTTATTGATTTATGGACAACGTACCTAGCGATTGAAGGAAAATTTTATGCCGAATATATCAACCCTTCTATGCCTACTCAAATGGTTCCGCTATATCCTCACTACGTGAAGCCGATTCCAAGCAAAGAATTATTTGTTAGTGGTTATCAATATGATATTTACAAGCCGATTTATTATAACAAGGAAGAAATACTATGGAGCAAGTTTAATGACCCGTTGGAAATATATGACGGGTTATCGCCAATACGAGCATTAAGTCGAACCATTGACACCGAGAACGAAGCAGTCAACTGGAACAAATCCACATTACAGAATAGCGGCGTTCCTGCGGGAATATTCACAATTCAAAATCCATCGCCTGAATTAATCGACAATTTAAGAGATGAATGGCGCAAGCGATACGGCGGAGGAACAAACGCACGTTTACCGCTTGTGCTGAATGCAGATAGAGCCACATATCAGCCGATAGGATTATCTAGCGTTGATATGGATTTTCTCAATCAAAGAAAATTAAATCGAACAGAAATTTGTAGCGCGTTCGGCGTTCCTTCTCAATTAGTAGGTGACCCAGAAGGACAGACATATTCGAACTTTAACGAAGCGGTCAAATCTTTTTGGGAGAACACCATCATCCCGAGATATTTGGAAACAATTAAAGACAAGTTAGCAAGTGATTTATTACCGCGATATGCTGACAATCTTATATTAACTTATGATTTATCAGCGGTATCAGGATTAAAAGAGAGTCAAGATGCATTAGTTAAACGTACTGTGGAATTGTGGAAGAATGGACTAATAAAACGGAATGAAGCACGATTTGCGCTTGAATATGATGATGTTTTAGGCGGCGATGTGTTTTTTAATGATTTAGGTATGCAGATACCAGAAGAATCAGAACAGAAAGATTTAAACGCAAAAAAAAACTCTTTAAGCAGTTTGAGCGAATCAGAAATCCGTTTTATGTTAAAGTAGAACGAGAAGTAGCCAAAGCATTTGATGAACAGAGGAAGAAAATCAAAAAGAAAAACTTTAACAATGACAATCTGACCAATGAGATATTTGAAATCATTAATGAAGATTATGATAAGTGGCACAAGATGTTTAAACTTTTTTATGCAGAAATCATCAAAGACTTTGGAACACGTACTTATAACGATATTGAGTCAAAAGCTCCAGAGATTAAAGCTAAAAAAAGATTTGATTTTTTAACAGATGAAATAAAGAGATATGTTGACGACATCACAGCCGAAAAAGTAGTTTTAATCACAGAAACCACAAAAAAAGAAATAAAACGAATTGTAGCAAAAGCAATTGAAGAAGGAAAAAGTATCCCAGAAACTGAATTAATGATAGATGGATTGTATTTAGACAACATCATCCCTAACAGAAGTAAAACAATCGCACGTACTGAAGTTGTTAGCGCGTCAAACTACGGAAGCATGGCGGGAGCTAAACAGACATCATCTAAGCTTAACAAAGTATGGATTCCAACATTTGACGATAGCACAAGAGAATCTCATCTAGCGATGGCAAATCATCCGCCAATAGGATTAGACCAGTTATTTAATGTTAATGGCTTTTTCGGAGAAGCTCCAGGCGATTTTAATTTACCTGCAAGCGAAGTTATAAATTGTCGTTGCGCGATAGGTTATGATTATGCAGGATTAACGCAGGAACAACCAACAGTAGAATTTCAGGAGAATCCAACGCCAATAATACAAAATCCTTTATTACCAGACGAAATTGCAGGAGTTAAACGAGGTCAAGAAATGTCGTTTGATGAAGCAAATCACGGTAAACCTAATCCGAACTTTTCAAAAGATGAAGGATATAGAATAAATTGCCAATCATGTGTTGTAACGTTTGAAGCTAGATTAAGAGGATTTGAAGTTACAACATTGCCTAATACTAAAGGTTCAATGTTGGAAAAATTATCATATGATACACGATTAGCATGGTTAGACCCACAAACTGGACTAAAGCCAAGTTTATTATTTGATAAAACAGCAGATAGCCCTAAAAAATTTTTAAAATTTATAGATAACATTGTTCAAAAAAATGAAAGATATACATTAGAATTTGAGTGGAAAGGAAGAAAAAGAACAGCACATATTATTACCATGTATAAAAATGCAAGAGGCGAATTAAGATTATATGACCCTCAAATAGGAGAAATTTACGAAGATTTGTTAGGCTATTTTAATCAGTTTAAATTTTCATTCACAACACGAAAAATAAAAATATTTACACCACCAAAAATATTAAGAATAGACGATAAAATGTTTAATCTAAATACAGTGAATAATATAATGGAAAGGGAATTGCCATGAGTGAAGAAAATATTTTGAAATTTGCAAAAAAACAAGGATATGATGAAATATCTTACATTGGTAAATGGCGAGGATATGACGTGTATGAACCGATGTTTGAATCAGAAGAAGTTGCATTTGTAGGATTGCCTTATGTTATTTTAGTCAAAGAAGATGAAATAAGAATGTCTACTCCAAAAGAATCATTAGAGCAATTAAACGAAATGAATTAATGAAAGTGGTGAGCCATGAAAATTATAAAGAGTGATGCAGAATTAGAGTTAATCACACTTTACCCTTTGGGCGATTGGCATTTAGGCTCTGAGCATTGCGATGTTAAACTTATAAATAAACAAATCAAAGAAATTAAAAATGATAAAACAGCAC